ACCACCACGACCACCCGCGTTGTTGCCAAGCGTCAGGTTCATGTCGCCCGGACCAGAGCCGGAACCCGTGATCGCACCGGCTGTGATGTTCACCGAACCGCCACCACCAGAGCCAGAGCCGCCAATGATCGTGACAGAGGCGCCGTTACCAGTCGTGCCAGCACCAGCCTGAATGTTGATGTTCCCAGCATTCCCAGAAGCCTGAGTTGGCGTCGTGATCTGAACAGAGTTCGTGCCGAAGCCTAGGAGGTTAGTTGTGCCAGTTGAAGTGTACGTCGCGCTGCCAGTCGAGGTGTAGTTCCCAGAGCCCGTGTAGATCGGTGATGTGACAGAATCGCTGAATGTCACCGAGCTCGAGGTGAACGCAATCAGCGGTGGCTTCGCGGAGCCGTCAGTCGTGTTGCGCGTCGCCTTGAGCCAAGTCGAGCTTCCGGTCATGCCATCGCCAGAGAAGTTGAAATACATCGCAAGAGCATCGGTGTAGATCGCCGAGAGCTTTGAGTTCGTCGTTGATCCGTTCGAAACAAAGCTGATGTTCGCGGAGCCATCAAGGGCACCACCTGGTGTTGCACCAGCACCGATGTACACGCCGTACGTTGAGAGCTGCGTTGGAACGACCCCACCGTTGTAATGGAACGGGTTAATTCCCGTGCCCTGCAGAATACCAGCGAATGTCGACGACCAGACCGGAGGAGCGCTCGCACCAGCAGAAGTCAGTGCCTGACCTGCAGTGCCTGTTGCCGCGCCACCAGTGCCAACAGACCAAGCGCCATTGTTCAGGAAACGAACTCGTTCAACCTGTGCAGCACCAGTTGCACCAGAAGTCTGGATTGAGATGTACCCACCAGAGGCACCAGTCGTTGTGAGACCAGATTGAATCAGGACGTTCCCACCAGAACCAGATGATGATGACGCCGTGCCAGCCGATACAGTGACGTTGCCACCAGGTGCTGATGATGTGCCTGAAGCCACATTGCCACCTTGAAGGAACAAGTTACCCGAACCAGACACCGAACCATTCGTAGAGCTACCAGCGCGGATCGTCATGTCTGCAGCATTGTGGGAGTTCACCGCAAAATCGTTCGCCTTGATGACGACTGCGGTGTAATCAAGACCAAGCGTCAGAGTATTCGTTCCAGTCGTGAACGTGAAGTTCGAGGTGCCAGACAACGCATTTGAAGCGTTGCCATATCCAATGTATGTGGCAGTCAATGCGCTAGAGCCAGCAGTAGTCCAGGTTGGAGCAGCAGCACCATTGGATGTCAGAACTTGACCAACGGTGCCAGTTCCCGTGAACAGAGTTGTGGATGCGGCCGATTGGTACGGTACAGTACCAGCCGTGCCACCAGCGATGTTCGTAGCTGTAGCTGCGCCAGCACCTGCAGCCCATGACACGTTCGTGCCATCAGTGGTGAGGAACTTGCCAGAGTTGGTTGACTGAGCAGGCAGAACAGCGTTCGCTGCACCAGCCTGTGTCGTTGCGCCAGTACCACCAGATGCAAGATTCAACGTGCCAGCAAGCGTGATCGTACCAGAGACCGTGACTGGTCCACCAGATGTTGTGAGGCCAGTTGAGCCGCCAACAACAGCGACAGACGTCACCGTGCCACCAGACGAAGTCGAGGCATTGAACTGAGTCCACGATTGCGACGTCGTGCCGATCGTGATCGGATCAGCGGTGACGAGGACGAACCCAGTTGCGGCTTGTGTCGTACCGTTCGTAATGAACACGTACGCGCCAGATGAGACCTCAGAGGCAGGTGTACCGTCGAAATCTGTCGAACGTGTCCACGCACCAGACGCAGCAACGTAGATCCCGTTGTTCGCGCCGAGGGTTTGATTCTTGACCAGGACTCGATCACCAGACACGACTGAGACACCGTCGATTGTCTGAAGACCAGAGAGGGTGATGTTCGCTGTCGTAGCAACGCGGACAGAGTTCTTCGGGTCGATACCAGAAGCGACAGAGTCAACATACGCCTTCGTAGCGAGCTGAGCATCAAGCGTCGGCGTGATGCCCGAGACAGGATTCGTGAATGACCAAGTACCCGTGATCATCTGATTCGAGGCCGCATTGAATCCAGTGACCGAAGCTGTGCTCACGGAGGTGATGCGACCATTGGCATCAGTCGTGATGATCGGAATCAGAGTGCTCGAGCCGTATGTGCCGACGTTGCTGTTCACCGTAGCAAGCGTGAGCGCGTTCGAGCCACCAACGGTACCGGTGACATCACCAGTGATCGGGTACGTAATTGTTGGCGAAGCTGCTACCCAAGCGGAGCCGGTGTAGATGTACAGACCAGGCCCGTTAGATCCTGAAACGGCCGTGAGATAGTACAATTCGCCAATCTGCGTTCCGGAGATCGGAAGCGTAGCAGAGTGGTCGAGCTGGAAGTTTGTTGCAACGCTGCCATCAGCGAAGATCAGGCCGTCTTGAAGCATGGGAAGTCCCTTAATTGGAGTCGACCTATTTATGGACTCGACTCGGATTCAGGGCCGTTACACGATTGCAAACGGAACTGGCTCATCTCCCCACTCTCCATCTTCGGAATCGGGGTCTGCGTACTCGTTCATCTGCTGGAACGCGGTCTCATCGTACTGAGCCAGACGTTCGAGAAGCCGAGTGATACCAACGAGCGCCATCACCGAGTCATCGGTCGATCCGATCTTCGCCTCATACGTCCCGCCCTTCGCGATGAAGTTCTTCAGCTCCTCGATCAGGACCTCAGAGTTGATCGTGAATCCACCCTTGATCTTCTCGATCAGCTGCTTCATCTTCAGCACGCCGAGGATCTTCGACTTCCCGCTTGTGTACACGCCGTACTTCCCAGGCGCATCCGAGAACAGCTCGGCATGCTCAGGCTGCTTCTCATCGTTCACGTACAGAGCGCACATCGCTTCGCCAACGCCGTTCCGTTCGAACGTCCACATCACATCAGCTCTACCTCGACCCTTTGGCTCGGAGAGCTTGTTCAGCATCCACTTCAGCTTCGCGTACATCAGCGGGATGTTGATCTCGTTCGAGCGCCACTCGGCGATCTGGAACAGACTTGGGAACTCGAACACTTCGATAGCCGTGTAGTCGTTCCCAGATCCTGTGGCTGGGTCAAGCGAGACGAGGTACGTCTTCCCCGTGCCACCAATATCCTCCTCGGCCTTCCAGAATTTGAACCCCATGTCCATGTGATGGATCTGAGCGCCCTGAAGCTCGATCAGACGAAGCGAATTGATCAGCACAGCGTCTGAGGTCAGGAATTCGCAGCCAACTTCCTGTCGAGTCACAAGCAACCCGAGCTGCGAGACCATCTCGTCCCAGTACTTCTCGGAACGTTCTGGGTGCTCTTGCCAGTACACGCGGAACGGTGCGTACCCGTTCTTGCCTGGCTTCCCATCGCCCTCAGACATCGCGCCGCGCCAGAGCGAAGCGAACAGTTCCGTGTCGCCATTCGGCGTCGATGAGATGATAGCCGAACCACCAGTTGACAGCGTCGGAGTCAGTGAGCCCCACAGATCCTTCTGAATCCGTGGGTTGATAAACGCCAGCTCATCGAGGTAGATCTTCGTGATAGCGAGGCCCCGGCCTGTCTTTTCAGTCGTCGCTTCGGAGATGATGCGTGAGCCGTTATCGAATTCGATGTTGTGTCGGTTGTAGTACTTCAGTCCACACTTGATCCAGCTTGGCAACTCTTCGTACGCGAATCGAACGCGTGAAGCGATCTCCAAGGCGTGACCCTGATTCTTCGAGGCGATCAGCAGGAGCGAGTCCTTGTGGAACATCGCGTACCACAGAAGGTACATCGCGACGGTCAGGGTCTTCCCGCACTGACGTGGCTGAAGGGTAATGACGAATCGATTCCCCTGCATGTGCCGCACGAATCGTTCTTGGTACTCGAATAGTTTGAACGGAATCGTGCCCTTAGTCGGGTGTTGAACCTTCACGTACGTCTGAATGAAGTACACTGGATCGGCCTTACACTTCTTCAGCTCTTGAACCATTTGAGGAGAATAGTTGTCCTCCGCGTACGCTCGCTTAAGCTGTGGGTTCTTCATGCGAACGAACCTTCGTACTCGCGCATGTACTGATCTTGCCCGAGCATGTTCGCCATGTCCTGAAGGTGCTTCAGCGTGTGCGCTTCGAACCCGGCGATCTTCACGGTGACGAACGTGTTCGTTCCCATGAGCGCGTTGTTCCAGATCTGAGCGAACATGTTCTTGTTCCCGTGCGGCGTACCGGTGAGCAGAACTCGTCCACCGCACATCAGCGTCGGAGCAGCCGAGTACCAGAAGTCTTCTTGATCCTTCTCTGGTGCCCAAGCCATGTTGTCCACGAACAGATTCGAGATGCTCATTCCGCGGCACGCGTTCCCATTGATACGAGTTGAACGAATCTTGCTACCGTTCTTGAATTGAATCGCGTCACGATTCATTGACACGATTCCTGGGTTCAGCCATGCCGGTAGATCAGAGACCCACTCGCGCAGCATATTCCAAGATCCGGCATTCGTGTTCGCTGAAGCGGCGAACACATTCAGGTGACCTGAGTTGAACACGGCATCCCAAAGGAGCATCGCCAGCGGAACGGATGTCATGCCAGATTGGCGTGGTGCCACGGTGATCACGGCGTAGTTCTTCTGCCAAGCATTCGAGACCTTGCTCTGATACGGCTTGATCTCAAACGGGATATTCCCTTGAATAGGGTGACGAAGCTTCAGGTAGCTCTTTGCGAAGTACTCGAATGACTGAGCACAAATCATGAGCTCGAGCGCCTCGGCTGGCGTGATCGAGACGGTGCTTGGCGTCGACTGCGTTGGGTACTGAGTGAACTTTTCTTCCATTGCCTCGAGGGCGCGCTTGCTACGAATCATGATTGATCTCCAAATAGGTGACGACGAACATGCTCAACCGTCTTCTCATGCATCAGAATCTCGAAGTGATTCGCTTTCACCTCGATCTTCTTGCCATACGGGAGCGCTCGCTGACTGAGGACGGTAACGACTGAATCGTTTTTCTCAGCTGATGTTGGCAGGTGTCCACCAGTGCTGATGATGCTCAGCGTCGGAATCTCTGCCTTGAAATCTCGAACTGCCCGAATGAACACGGACTGCGGTGTCAGACTTTCGAGAACTGGAAGATGGCCTGGGACCCAGCGTAGTGCCTGAGCTGCTCGTGACCCACCAAGCGGTGAGCTGATGGTGACGAGCTCTGTGTATCGGTTCGGCTGAGCGCACACAAGGAGCGAAGCGATCAGACCGCCAAGACTGTGACCAACGAGAGCGATCGGACCCTTTGGAAGCTGCTCGCCAACTTGGAGGATCGAATCCTTCAGCGGCTGGTGGGAGTCATAGTTCACACGCACGATGTTGTGATCTGGGAAACACTTCGTGAGGTACCCAAATGAACGGTGTGAGCTGTTCAGCCCGTGAATGTAAGCTACTGTTTTCATCTGTGGATCGCGTTTTGCCATCCACTATTTACGGTTCTGAAACCGTCACTTCTTCAGTGGTGCGGGATCTTCTGAAGCTGGCTCTGGCTCGAGCGGATGTGGATGCTCATGCGGCACTGTTGGATCAGTTTGCGGGACGTTCCCACCCTCGTTCTCCCACTCGTGCGTTTGTACTGGGAGCTGAGTTGGAGTTGCTGGGTTCGGTGCGCTATCAGTCGTCATCGTCTTCTCCATAGGCAAAGAGCTTCACAGCTCCCTTGTACTTTAGAACCGAAGGGTTGAACCAAGCTGTTGATTCAACGTCCCAGCCCTGCGTGAAGTGATCGCTATCATAGTGACCATGTCCGTTGCAGTACGCGCCATCGAAGTGATGGCCAAGTGAGTCCCATGGGAACCGTGAGCGCATGTCGTCACGTGAACCTTCCCAGCCATTGTAATCACGATGCGGAGTCTTTACGCGATCGTGGCTCAGTGCCCATTCGAAGTACATGTCGGCGTACTCGAGGTCGAACACTAGGGCGTTGCTCTGAACTTCGAACAGGTACCCGTAATCTGTTTGCCACTCTGGGAAGCGCTTCTTCACAAGCTCGAACCAGTCCGAGGTGTACTCGCCGTTCTTTCGTGAGAGTGCAGACGATGTCCAGAATCCATGCTGAGGCTTGTTGTCGCCCGGCGGGGACTCGCTGAATCCAGTCAGAACAGGCGACGGCGGGACAGCAATCGCTTCCTTCACGCCGTCGCGAATGTCCTTGTCAGCAGCCCACAGTCGGCGATCCCGTTCGCGATCGAGCTGCACAGCAGGATCACGACGCTTCGGCACGAACAGCTGAAGCTTGTTCCGACCCATGTCATGATTGAATCGGCTTTGAATGTCTCGAAGCTTACCGTACCCTGAAGCAGCATCGGCATCAGGCCAATCGGGCTCCTTGATAGCCTTCGGCTTCCGTGGAGCTTCGCAGATGAACTGCCGAAGATTCATTATGCCAGACGTGATGTCTTGCGCTTCAGCTCGTGCTTGAACGTGTCGTCGATGTACTCGATCTGATCTTCATCAGCTTCTGGGTACACGGTCTTCACGCCGCGAGCACCGAGCTTCGAGAACGCTTCGAGCTTCTCGACGGACAGACCACGAATGAACGCGCCCCATGCCTTCTCGCTTGGCTCTGTTTCGACGAACTTCTTGATCTCGGCCTTGATCATTCGGATCTGGTCGAGCGAAGTACCCTCTTCGAGGAATTGCTTGAACGTGATTTTCATTGGACTGGGTAGAGCAGTGCCCCGCGGATACCATCTTCGATGTCCGCAAGCGTCTTCTCAAGAGCTTGGATTGATTGGCTCAGCGTCTCGACACGACCAACGAGATTCGTTGGGTACGGTAGTTCGAGGAGCTGCTGTTGAATAGCATTCAGCGCGATCAAATTCGTTCGCGTATCGGATGAGTCGATCGGTGCCTTCATTGCTGTAAGCGCCGAACGAATCTGACCACAAGCGGTCAGATGTGATTCGTACAATGGTACGGAAACTGCTGGCATGGTTATTCCTTGTTCTTCCGAGTTGCGAACTCAATAGCGGCACGAATGATCTCTTGGGCATCATCAAGCGGACGAATGGAACGCTTCGAGCGAATGTTCTTCGAGCTCGTTTGGTACACGATCTCTTCATCTTCAAGCTCAACCATGAACTCAATAGAGTTCCCAGCATTGTCACGCCAAACATCACCACGTTCGTTCTCAAAGCCGAGTGGACGAAGCTTTCGCGTGAGCTGGTCCTTAAGCTTATCAGCTTGCTGCATTGAAGCCATTGACTCATCGAGGTCCTCAGCCATGCGCCCAGACTTTCGAATGTCACGAAGCGTCATCGAGCCAGGAGTTGGAGCATCTGGGTTCGAATCATTCGCGCCACGAGCCTTGCCAATCATCGAGTCTGTCACGTACTTGAACGGGACCTTCTTTGAACCGATCGTCACGATCTGATTCTCTTCGTCGACGTCCTTGACTTCACCTTCGCCAGCTTCAGCGCTCGGCAGCTTGTACCAAGCGTGCCCGCCAACTGTGAACGTAGGTGACTTCGACTTCGGGCCCAAACCAACAGCCTTCTTCATGATGGCCATTGCGCCTTCGTTGATGTCACGAGTGCCAGTGACCTCAGCATCATTGTCATCAGCCCACTTCTCGAGAGCCGCCGCGTTCTTGAATGTCTTGCGCCAAGAGGTACGCTTCATGCCCTTGATGCCGTACGCTTCAATCTTGTGCGCACCACCAGCTGGGCCTTCAGGCTTGTATGAGAGTGGCATCATACCGTCCTTCGCATTCGCTTCGTTCATCTTCTTCTCGCGCTTCAGCGGCGAGGTCTCGCCTGATGTCTTCTCATCAATGATGTCACGCAGATGTTCGAGGTCAACTTGATTGTTGATCTTGTAATCGGTGTGCGTGCCAGGAGATCCCTTGTGAAGCTCGTTGTTCCGGGCGTACCAAGCCGCGCCAGCATACAGCTGATCACCGCGCTTGTAGAACGAAAGGCCAACGTGCTTGTACGAAGCGTGAACGTTCTTGTCGAACAGGAACTTCGAATCATCGCCAGGCTTCTTGATGTTCCCGTTGTTCGATGTTCCGAACACGTCAGTGATCCAGTCGCGCTCGAACTGCTCGATGTTACCGAGAGGCTTCTCTTCTTCCTTCTTCTTGAAGCCAAAGATTTCGTCGATCTTCATGATCAGTCGTCCATCTTCAGGTTCGAGAGGAGCTTCGCTTGCATCTTGCGCTTTGCGCCGCGGCCATGAACACCATCAACGCGAACCGCTGGATCTTCACGATCGAGATCCTGCATTGCAACTGCGACATCCTTCATCGTATCGAACGTCTTCGCCTTGTCGAGGCCTGCACTCCAAGCGTGCGAGTGCATCCCATCAGGAGACTTCCGCTTCGACGGGCCAACGTAGTATTGCTTGCTTCCGTTGTGATCCATAACGATCACGTACTGATCGTCTGGATCAACAGAAGTGATTGATTCGATTGCCATCATCAAGTCTTCAGCGATACGCTTCTTGATCTCGTTTTGAGTCACTGGCATGTTGTTCACAAGATAGAGATGA